GATCCGAAACGGATTACAAAGACCTGATTATCCCCTTGTCCTGCCATCAGAAAAGAGCAGCTGATACCTTGGAAAACGAGATATAACATTACAATCGTTGCGATAGTCCAAATTTTCTGTTGGATTCCTTCTAATCCCCCCAAATGTCGTCCTCTCCAGAGCAGATCCCCTTCGGGCCACGTATGAACACTTGTCCTCGGCTTTGCACCTTGCGGTAACGCATGTTTGTCGGTCAGGACCAGAGTCGACCGCGTACAAAATCTGTGGAACTGCGAGAACACCCCAGGAAGACCGAAAATATCTTCACAGACTCTAGCGATATTATCAATCATAGATCTTCGCCATCTGAGGTTCCACCGCGAGAAATCAACCTCGGCGATGGCCGTTTTCTTCTCTTTCGTTCTGAACGACATGTTATAGAGGCGGTTCTTTGTTTCCGCATCGGACATAGTCATTGTCTGTTGTGGCATATAAGGGGTCATAAAGTACTCTCCGAGGTTGTATTCTGTGAGTACAAAGAAGCATCGCACCTCTAGTACCATCTTGCAGAAGCATCGGGCTGCGTTCTTCAGCTCTCGTTCTTTCTGAGTGAGCTCTATAACTTCCTCGTTGCGTGTAAAGTGGCCTTGGCGTAGTCTTTCAACGATAGCATGCATGTCTATTTTTGGTTTCGAGAGCGCTTCGAGCAAGAGTCGCCTATGCGGTCGGTCCTGACTCGACCACCAAAAAGTCCATACGTGGTCGGCTCCAACGCTTATCGACTTGTCGTCAAGGAACTTCAAGAAGTCATCCGAGTAGTCGAATTCTAGGAATTTCCCGAATTTGATGTGGTCGAGGTCAGAAAGAGGATACGAGTATAGTGGAAGGGTAGTCACCCGGTTTAAGAAAAGACGTCTTAGTGCCGTGTCCGGTGCTGGCCGCTCTTCAAACTGCGGCCACTCGGCATGTTTATTAACGTACGCGGACAAAACCATATGTTTGAACATGCGCAGAGCCCGTAAAACTGTGAGAGGTCTGGAAGGGTCAGTGGGTAGAGCTTCTGTACGAACAGACCGAGCAGATTTCTCTGCATAAACGGTTGGGTGACCCGACACCTTGATGAGTCCGAATAGTTCAACCGCATCACCGATATCTTCGCACTTGTCGATTAAGCGTAGTAGGGAATCGACAACGGGGGTACAATTATTCATAGCCAACTCCTTGAGACGGAGTTTATCCACAGATCGATCAAAAGCACTGTAGTCTAATATATCCCCTTTGGTGAGCCGAGTTAAGTGGGTTTTGTACAGGGCTTCGGGTGCCTTAATCAGCTCGTACCCATCATTTCCATAAGAGGTAAGACAGGTATTATGCCACTCAAAAAGTTCGCAGACCATCTTGTAGAGGTGGTCTGTACCGTTATGTAAGTTTGTGGCCAGTGCGGTGAAGACGTTATGACGCGACAACGTCGCATCCTGTATCATCTGGAGTTGCTCATAAGTCGCAATTTTCCATCCTTGAACACGGTGATGGAATTTGCACTGGAAGATCGCGAAACCGTCTCCGAATGCGATGTCTAACCTGTCCGTTCTGATGACTCTTGGGTGTTGAGTGTAACGATCAGAGTTACGATAGCGATCAACAACTCGAGACCAGTAGGCAGATGAGCGTGCCGAACTTAACACATGAGGGATGATATCTGCTGCTTGAGTAATCTTCAGTTTAGAGCGTACTCGCTCGACCTCTTCTTTTTTAACAACATCTCTAATCCACGTCACGTATGCATCTACCACTCGGTCATATATACGTGACGCCGTATCCAAGTCTTCCTCGATGAAATCATCGCGTGTGTCGTGATGGTCGAACATACTCGGATAGGAGTAAGCATCCAAGATATCAGGTACATCGTTTATCTCCAGTAATATGTTTAAGAATTGCTTGAGAGCGGGGAGGATGTTTGAAAAATTTTCCGAGTCCTGACTTTGGACACGGCTAATCACAGTTGGGATTAGGCGCGGATCAAGTGTGTACGCTCCTGGTCGATCGTCGTTGGCGTACTTCTTTGTGTACGCCAGTAATCGTTCAATTAGCCCTATGGTGATAGGACTGCTCAGTCTTTTCTCAGGAGCTGCCTTTTCCCGCTGTGAAGAAGATCCGAAGAGTATTTCATCGTCACCAATTAGAGGTTCGTCGTCCAGATTATAATCGAATTCAGACATGTCGATGTATTCTCGTGATTTGAACGATCCTAGTTTCTTTAAATGCAATTAGAAGACGCGTTCTGGGCTATACACAGTCGGTGTCGCATTATCCGGTTCCGAAAATATTGAACCGTCATCGATTTTCTCGGACAGCATATGCAACGTCGCGATATATAGGCCGTGACAGTGCGCCGGGGACGAGTAGAGTATCGGCTCCAGATGCAGGTAACCAGTATTTGTCAGACAACCTTCATGCCCGCCTCGTTGAGTGAAAAGGCGGTATGCGCTTACTGAATCAGGTTGAGCAAGTAGGGTGAACTTACTGACCACGCTCCGCGCGATATCGGAAGGTGACACAGACAGATGACTGCAAATTGTATTCCACCAATCGCATCGATAAGCTAACTGGTTGTGAATGCTTGTGTTGCGGAGCAAAGTTAACAGCTCATACATATTGTCAGCATCATGTCGCATTACACGGTGGTGTGCGGCTACGCGTGCGAGCCTCTGGCTGAGCTGGTTAAGCTTCTGAGGCCGCAATGTGAATCTAAGCAACAAGTAAGCATACCAGCCGGCACGTGCGGCAGGGACGTGTTCATAAGATCTTGCGGGCAATACAACGTGGTACCCGTGGATGTTAAGGGTGATTTCATAGAGAGGACCAACGGCCGAGTAAAGTTTAAGGTACTCATGAGTGACCTCGTCACCACAGTTGGGGATCGGGGTCATGCTTGAGGTCGTGAGACCTGCGACAATCGATATCAAGGAGTCGGACTGCTTTTCTGTCGGGGTATTGAGATCCGTGCTAGTGAGAATGCCTTTGATGAAGCGCATCAGCAGATTCTTAAATCGTCCTTGTGAGAAATCCATAGTGAACTCGAGGTTTGTCCTAGTTTCTTTAAATGACGTGCAAGGAGACAGTACTCGTATGGATTAGTTTTGGTTAGATCTCCTCATGGCCAACTTGCTCGACAGCAATCCCGAGACGCATCGCGATGATAGCGTCTTGTCCAGCTGTGGTGAAACCTCCGCCGAACCGAGCATAGCTCGGAGTGAAGTGTGTCATGACCTTCTTACTCACCCCGAGGAGATTCGACACCTCGTTCTGTGCTATGGGCACCCAGGCGCTCCCGTAGATGGCTTTTACGAATGGCCTCACAGGAGCATCCACAGCACGAAGAACTTGTTGAGCACGGTCAGCCGCTTCAAGCTCTGGTCGCAATTCTGGAAAATCCGTGAGTAGCCAGTTGCATTTGAGAGCTGCTTCTTTGATAACCTTAAGGGTTCCGAGCCCGTTATCAACGAGAAGCAAAAACATCGCGGTGAAGGTAACCACAGGTCCGTATCGGATGACACCCGTCTTAAGACAAGTGCGATGGATCATCTGGCATCTAAGTGCAGCGAATGCCTGGAATGACGCATATATCTTGTTAAGGACACGTTCATCCATAAACCCCGAC